AAGTTCATGAGCATCATTTCTAGATTGTACGATGCCACCAGCAATCTTGAGCATGGAGCCCATGCCTGTTGCACCGAGGGTTGATAATAGCATTGTGATTAACCCAAACATAGGTCATACTATTTTTTTAATAATTTATAAATTGATATAATTGTCAAAACGCTGACAAGCCCAGAGCAAATAATTGATGCCATAGCATCAAAACTTTGCAATGAGAAGCTAGTCCAGGTTCCGAAAATACCTACTGAAATTCTTTGAATAATGTCTTCCATATTCCTATTCCTCCGCTGGTGCAAATGCAACATTTGACTGAATCTTAGACTTTTCATCTTCTGTTAAAATTGAATAGTTGTTTATGTGTAATGCCCACTTGCCATTAGACAATTGTCTAGGATAACCTCTGTGTTTGGTAGCACCAGTGCCTTGATAGAAGGGAAAATTGCAGGCAGCCCCTTCCTCCTCAGCACGAGTTAGTGCAGTATCGTAATCATTAAATACTAAATACCCAACTATTTGTTCTCCGTTTTCTGCGTTCATTTAAATTAAATATCGTAATGGTTTTGTATTTCTGATTGTATATCAGCTCGGTCACTTGTTGTATCAATGTCAAATGCAATTATTTCCTTTATAGTACCATTTAAATTAGTAGCGGAATTTACACCCAATGATCTTCTCCTGTGTCCTATCGTAAACTTTGTTCCAGCGGTAAAAGTATAAGGATCACCCCCATCAGTGTAACCAGTTGTGCTACTGTTTTTCTGTAAAGTATTAGGATCATTGTTATTATAACAAGCTGATATAAGAACATCAGAACCAGCCGTTAAATTAATCGTATCCCTGTCTGCAGCAGTAGCATCAAGGCCTTCAGTTAAAATAAATTTACTAGAAGCATGACTAGCGTAAATTGATTGACCAACACCTGTGCCATCATCTGCACTTCCAGCTATATATCCAGAATCACCACTAGCTACATTAACAACTGCATATATACCATTGGAACCAGTCTGTGTTCCAGTTAATACCTGTGCTGTTGTTTGCAAGAAATCATCGGTGCCATCAAATGATAAACCACCAACCAAGCTTCCATCCTTGATTATAGCTGGCTGATTAGATGTTCCAGCACTTTCAGCATCTTTACCATTACCACTTTGGTCATACCAAGTATCAACAAAAGCATCTATGCCTTGACCAGTATAAGCAACAAGGGTTGTATTTCTTGCACCATCATTTGAACCAATCCCGTCTTCCCAATTTGAATTTTCTATTCCATCTCCGACATAACTTGCTACATTATTAAAGTTTAAATCCCTTACTGTTCCAGTTAATCTAAATCCTAGCCATTGAATCTTTATGGAACCTTGGGTGTTAGATTTAGAACCCGTAATACTATTACCATCTTCATCGGTAAATGAAAATGACATATCATAATTTGAATCTCTAGTATAACTAAATGTATATAGGGTATTTTGTTTTAACGCTGAACTGAGTGTTATATCATGGGTGTCAATAGTAGCCCCATCGGTATTTAATATTTTTATTTGCAAATTGGTACTTGAGCTTAAATACCAAAAATGATTACCAGCAGCATTTGACCACAATCTAGAATTATTAACATCAAAACCTCCAGAAAAAACATATTTACCGCTTATGCTTTGAGAAGAATCATTGCCAATAGTAATAGTTGATATTGCAACATAGTATGTACTAGAAGAAAAATGAGCAGCATTATTGTAAAGGTCTAGTATGGGTTGACCTATAGCAAACTCTTCAAGGCCTCCAGAAGCAATAGCTCCAGCTGAAAAGTTTACGGGTGTAGTATCTTGACTTCTACGAACTTTTACAACTGGCCCGTTCATTGCACCGATATCACGCAATGAGTACGCAGCTGCCGCTCCGCCAAACTTACGGGCTATACCAAGGTCTGTGTATTCACCCTGAGCACCACTCAAAATATCCCAAGCACCACCAAGGTTGCCCTTCTGTTGGTTTTGGGCTGATCCTGGATGTTCGGAAGACATTAGTCAGTGAACTCTGATGCTTGAACAACTGAAGCTGTACTTCCCGTTGCCACGAAGAGTGCCTTTTCAGCTGCAACTTTGCTCCATGTGTAAGAGCGTCCAGCATAAAGTCTATGACCAGATGTTGCATCTGGCTCTGTGCCAGAATATGAAACAAAGCAATCTGCGTCTTGAACATCAATAACAATGTATTTTGTTACTGAATTGAAGCCAGCTGCTGTTGCGCCACCTTGTAAAATAGTCCCACTAGTGTCATCTGATCCGCTGTTAATTAGCGAATGAGAATCTGAGGTGCTATTTACGGTCATAGTTCTTAACAGAACACCACCTGTAGGTTTAGGGTATAAGTTAGTTACGAATGAGTTTGCCATTGTTATCTAGAATTACGGTTTAAATGCGTTGAGAACTTTTTCTTTAAATTATTGTTGTTAGCTATTATATCAAGCTTTTCAAGCTCTTGTGCTAAATAGTTTTGAGCTTTGTTATCTGCCTGCAAAGCTTCATCAAACCGTCTTTCTACTCTAAGGAAGTCAGCGTGAGCACCGTTGGCTATAAAATTGTAAAACTCTAAAGGCACCTGCACACTAGTGTTATCTGTGTAGTTAGATGCATTGGGCGTACCACCCTCAGTAATTGTAAGGAAAGCTTGGCTTTTCTTGTATGTAACAAATGCAGATTCTTCAGATATAGTTGCAGTGTTTAATATGTGAGCACCATCTACGGTAATGAAAAAATCGTACTCTAATTGAGATTGATTAATGAAAGCCTTTTTTCTATGAATGCGAAAGAATTCAGCTATAGTGTCTTTACTGGATTCAGCGTAAGGTATTAGGTTAATTTGATTAACCTCTAGTGCTCCACCATTATTATTTGAATAAGTTTCAACTTCAAATGGATGAGATTTCTTACTAGAATCTTGCTCAGTATGCCTTGTTACTCCACCAGAAACACTGTATATATCATCAGACTCACTGAGTGTTCCAGCAGTTTTTATGACCCAAGTTGTACCACTTCTAAAAACAAAAACTGTATCTGTAGATACACCCTGGTATACATTAAAGCCATTTGCGTCTTCGCCCCTTATTCTATAGTTTTGATTTACTGTGCCTGTTGCAGATCCTTTTACCTCAAGTGAATTTATGTCTCTTTTTTCTGAAGATACTAAATACCTAGGCCAAGACTGAGTAGTATTGTAGGCCTCCTGAAGTCTTTGGTTTATAAACTGGTGAATAATTCTGCATTCTGGAACCGTCAGTGTTCCAGCACCAATCAATGCTTGAATGAATGTAAAAAGATCTCCGTAATTTTTTGTCTGCATTATGCTTTGTTAGGACTAAGTTCTGGAAACTTCTTATTATAATATTGTAAAAATTCTTTAGAATGCACGGTTTCATGTCCGTACTTCTCTACAAGTCTAAAAAACTCACGAGCTGGCATTGATGCCACTGGCTTGCCCAATACTGGGTGCGTTTTACCGCGGAGCTCGGAAGCCTCTTTTTGTATTTGTTTGCAACGATCTTTCTCCGTTTCGCGTTCAAGTTGAAAGCCATTTATGATTTCATTCATAAAAGCTCTATCCACTTCACCATCGGAATACTTCGGTACTGCTGTAATTATATTAGGTGCTTCAGACATAAAAAAATGGGCGGGGGCCGAAGCCCCCTTCCCGTAATAAGATTAGAAGTTTGTGCGTTTTACACTGAATAATACTCGCATTTTACCTTGTGAGTCTCCGTCTAACGCAGAAACACTTGTAATAGTAATATTACCATCAGTATGAACCTTAAAGCGGTTCTCACCAGCTCCTCCTCCGTCATCTACTAAGTCACCAGTATTGACAAGAGTGCCTGTTGCATTAGCGTTAGTAGCTTCAATAAAACCATCTGGGTCAGCGGTGCTTCCGCCATCAACAGCGTTAGCATCTGGGCCAATAGTAATATTTGAACTTGTGCTGAATGCTTCAGTTTTTACTAATGCTACAGCATCAATGAGATCACCAGCTTTAACTGGAAAGTTAACTACAGTAGTAGTGTTTCCAGCAGCAGTTGTGAAGTCATTAGGAGTAAGAATTAGTTCATCTGTGTATCCAGATGCTCCAGCTTCGTTTACGGTTAATCTAGCCATAATAATTTATTCCTTTCTATTAAGTAATGTCTTCAATTTTACCGTGAGCTTGAGGGTGCTGCATCAACAATGTTAATGCACAATCTACGAAGCCACGCTCACCACCACCAAGATTAGGTAGACGAGTTGATCCCATAGGGATAAGCTCTGCAATACCGTAAAACTCTGGGTTTAATAAGAATCCAGCAGCGTTCTCTGTCTCATTAGAGCCTTGAGAAGCTAAGTCTGGCATACAGTCTGGGTTACCATTAACAACAGAAACGATACCGTGGTCTGATTGATAAAGGTCAACACCAATCTTGATTGTTGATTCACCATTATCTAGAGAAACACGACGAGTTCCGTCATTACTTGAACCACCTGAACCAGCGTTACCGAAGCGAGCAAAGTCAGAAACATGACGACGAAGAGCAGTGTCAGCAACCAATGTTAGGTTGTTTGTAGAACCAGTCTTGCGGAATATTTCTGTGATAATGCCGTTGAACGCTGTTTCAGTGAGGTCATTGTCCCCAGTGTTAGCGTGAATAGCAGCAGTGTCAGTACGATAATCTGAAGGAACATCGTCACCTGGTGTATTGTTAATCCAACGAGCTAGACCACGAAGCTTATATGCGTTTCCAGCACCATTTTCAGCTTGACGCTGATTGTTTGACAAGATTGTAGCCTCAACATCGCGTTTAAGTTCGCGGATTGCTTTAGCTTCTGCTTGAGCAACTTTGGCTGGGCCAACGGAGTCAACAGCTTCTTGTAAATCAGATACTAGATAGTCACGACGGAACTTCTGTACGAAGTTACCAAGACGAGCACGCTCTGAGAATTTATCTGTAAAGGAAGTTACATCAGCTCCTTCTGATACACCTTCGGTGCTAGGGGCTGCCAATTTGTCTACCGTCCACTCAACGAATGTGCTATTCGCTTTTGATTTGGAGGCAGATGAAAGAACTGGTGTTTCCTCAGGAGCCAAGATGGTTAAAACATCCATCAAGTCTTCTCTATTGGAAATACTAGTTCCTTGCTTAGTTCCATTAGATGGAACTGGATCATATGTATTTGAAAATGCCATGATTGTTAAAAATAATTAATAAGTGTTATTGTTGTTGCGAAAACCGTAAAGTTCTCATTTTAATGAAGTCATTCTTTGAACCAGTTTCACGAAATGTCTTTTGCGAGTCTTGTAGACTTTTTAACGCTTTACCGATTTGTTTCTCTGACTTAGCACTACCAGGCATTGAAGATGGCGGGTCTAACTGAACACCCTTCTTGGACACAGGTGCGTCATCGTTTTTGATGACTTTGCGTCCGTAAAGACTGTTAGCTGAGTGCGCCAACAAGTATGGTAATTGTGCTGCTAATTCAGGCGAGAATTCTTCAAGACCATCCAACCGTGGGTCACTTAGCATAGCCTCATATTTTTTATTGAGCTCGTTGTCCTCTTGTCCAATCCAACCAAACTCTTGCCTGGCTTTTTCGGTGAGTGAACTCTTGGCTTGCTTCGCATATTCCCTGTCTTGTAGAACCTTTAACTGCGCTGGAAGAAATTTCTTCTCGGCCTTTCTGGCATCCAATAGCTGTTTTCTGACTTCAGCTTTTGTGTACTCCTTGCCTTGAACTTCTGTAACTACATCGTCTGCTCCATAACCCTCAGCGTTGAAGATTGTCTCTTCAGCCCACTCAATAATAGAATCTACTTCTTGAGATACTTTCTGTAGCTCATCAATACTCTTCACATCACGATAAGGGTTTTTTGATTGATCTACATTTCCTTTAAGAGGATTGTCAGAATCTTGGAGTTTTTGACGCAGATCAGCAAGTTCAGCTTCAGCTTGCTTGCGTTTAGCGGTCAGTTCTCCGAAACGCATCACTGCCCTACTACCCAACTTGTCGGATAGTTCGCGTAACTCGTCTTCGGATAGGTTATCCAAATCAATATTAGAAAGAACATCTGCCTCAGTTTCTTCCGAAACCTCCGCTTGCTCTTGTATTTCTTGAGCTTCGGAGACTTCTTCTGTCTCTTCGGCTGCGTCTACAACCTCTGTTTCTACTTGAGGTTGTTCTTGAACTTCCTCCTGTTGTCCCATTAATTGTTTGGCTCTGAATTGTGCATATTCAGAAACCGACGCGTTTGACTGTAATGTCGCTGTATTTGAGGCATCAGCGTCCGCCTGTACTTCATTGTTCATATGTAATAACGCTATTTCCGTCAGCGGTGACGATGCAGAGATTATAACACAAGTTTTATATACCTAAACTATTTGAAAATCTTCTTCGGATTTCCTCGTAGTTAGACATACGCAAAACTTCGTCATAAGCTAAAATCTTTCCAGATATTTTCTGGACTTGCTCTGAAGATGCTTCATTGAGTTCTGCAATAGCATCTTCTCGCATCTGATGAACATTTTGAATAAATGCACCAAAACTCTCGTGGTGCTTGAGTGTATTTACGGATTCTTCTAATGTCATAAATTACATGTTACCTAACAAGCTGGGTGTGCCAGCTGGTACATTAGGCGTAAGGTCTGCACCGAAGTCCATGAATGCTTCGGGTTGAGGCTCAGTAATAGTTTCTATCGGATCGTAACCCATGGGCTTTTTGTCCGTGATTGACTTTGTGTGCATACCCTTGTCAGTATCAAAACTGAATGGTTCACCTGTTTCAAAATTGTAAGTAACATTTGTGAGCTTACCTTCAACCTTAGAAGGCCGTATTAGATTGCTTGTAATTTGAGGTAGTCCCATCTCATCAGCTACTTCATTGAATGTATCCATCCTACGATTAGCCAAACCCTTTACAACCTTGTTTACATTGCCAGCAACTTCATCGTTTGCGGATACGATATCTAATGTATCTCGCATTGCCTTTTGGTAGTCTTTGTTAATAAGACTAGTCTTAAAATTATTAAACAGAGATCCAGTATTGTACATGACATCAGTTGCAACAATCTTCATTGCATCTGGCATACTATCAAAGTCCAAGCCTGGTACTCTACGCATTACACCTTCGTAGTGATCTATAATCCTAGAAGCAAGATCTCTATCGCTTAGTTGGTCAGCTACACCCTCAAGAGCTTTCGGGATCATGGTAATACCATAACCCCTGGTTGAATCTCCGCCCTCTACTGGATCGTCTGTGCCCTCTTCACCTTCGCTGCCCTTGAGCATATTGAGGTGCCTGGTTTTCCAGGAGTCTTTGCTATTTCCGCCTCCAAGTATTTCCATACTACTGTTCCATTTCTTGGGTTTCAACATCCCCGACAGCGGCAGCAGCAGTACCAAACTGACCAAACTGAGTAGCATTAATTTGCTGCATTTCAGCAAACTGATATTGCTGTTGATACTTCTGTAGTCTTTCCGCAAAGCTCTGATCTGTTTGTAATCTTTGTGCAATGTCTGGTTGTTGTACATACTGCTCTATCAACTGCAAGGCAACTCCGCCAGCATTAGGTCTAGCTGGAACTTCTATACCAGCGTGTATCTTTGTCAAGTCATCAGTGATGTCCTTGAGTGCTTTCTCTTGAGCTACTTCTGTGGGCTGTAGAACCGCATCCGCAAGAATAGGATCTACGCTGCCAGCCAGTACATCAAGTAAGCTGTCTACATTGATACGCCCATTTCTGTCAAGAGACATGAGCTGAACCATTTGCTTCAACTTGTTCTCTTGAGTATCTGGGTCTGTGTTGAGTACATCATAAGTAACTACAATATCAAAGTTCTCCTCTGGGTCACCCTTAGAAAACTCCATGGGGTCTGGTACACCAGTAACCCTGAAAAATATATTATCTGGGCCAAATCTCTGGAAGCATCTGTACGCCATGCGTAAAACATCCGATGCATGCTGTAAGAATTTATCAACAAAGAACTGCTTTCTTACACCAGATATTTGACTGTCTTCATCAAGCCCCATGATTCGGTCAGCTTGCGCTTGTAAAGTCTTTTCAATTTCTATAGAGGCTTGGACATCTTCCATGTCAGGAGTATCCGCAAAATGTATTTCATCTTTCCGTCTGTAAGGAATGAATCGCCCAGGGCCCCAATCTGTTGGTGCTTGCCCTACTGGGTGCATGATTGGAGGCAGTGTAGATATACTTGCGCGATCAATACGAGAATCTCTCTCAATCTTTACTTGCTGTTGAATGCCACGCAATAAATCTGGGACTGTGCTTGAGTCATACAAACGCTTGCTGTCTTCTGAGAAGCGAGTGATAACAACGGGGTAGTCCTCGTATCCGTTCAGTAACTGGAACTTTGCGTACCCTTGGACACCTTGGTCTCCAGTAAAGTCCCTATGAAACACGGTTTCGTAAATGCCTTCTGCACCATCTTCTTTGTCAATGAGCCTTTGGTAGCAGTGCACGATTTCAATCAGCTCCTCTGCTTCGTATACATCCTCCATTTGGCTGATGCTGCGTCGTCCCTCTTGCTCGCGCTCTACGCTGTCAATGGATACACCCTTGAAGTGATGAATCACATAATCAACAAAGTCTTCATCCCAGCCGTCAGTAATTACTTTATTCTCTAGCTCTTGGGCTGTATAGTAAGTACGCCAAAAACAATAGGGTGACCGCTGTGGATCTGTAACATAGCTAGGGAAGAAGAAGTCACCGTCTGGTGCTAAGGTCTTGATGTTAGGCGCATCCACTTGTCTGCGAATAACTGGTAGTTCCGCAAAACCAGTTTTACGCAGAGTCTTGATTGCTTTCTTAGCGCGTTTAGCTGTTACCCCGTCAAACGCCTGCTGCAAGCTGGAGACAACCATGTCGTCTTGAGCTTCATTCAAAATCATCTCAGCTGTTTCTGGAGAGATCTGTCCAATCTGCTCTAAGTTCAGCTTTTGTAAATATCTGCGGTCTTCGCGGTTCCAGCCTACATATGTAATTAATATACCGCGCTCCAACAAGTAGTTGGCACCTAGCTCCATCTCTTGCTTGAATCTAGGAATATACCCAGAAGTAGTCATCCATTTCAGGAAACTAGATACAATCTTGCTTCGTTCTATGTCACCGCTCTCTACAGGATACGCGCGAACATTGGCTCTGTTCAATGAACTAATAAATAAAGACACAAGTCGGGTAATCCGCTCGTCAATGGTATGAGCCTCCATGTCCGAAGCACCCTCCCACGGAAATGCGTCTGATCCATGCTTGCGAAGGTCTTGACTCTTGCCAGGCCAAAAGTTTCGCCTGTCGTCATAATTGTTTCTGCACTGATCAAAGTAAGACTCTAGCTCTGTGCTTGTTTGCTCGTATGCTCTGTTTAGAGCTGTAATGTTAGGTTCCTTGCCTACATAGGTCAAGGACTGAAAATCATCGGTTTGGTGCATCTAAAGTTTTTCTTGCGGATTTTATAATTTCGTATACGAAACCTTTATGAACACCAATTCTATCACATAAATCTTGAGGTAATAGTTCTTCGTGCATTCTATATGTCAACGCACGAGTAAGCATTTCCCAAGCGAGCAATCTGTCCACTTGTTCTAGCACCCAGTGCGGATCCAATGTAGGGTCAGCGTATTCTTTTCGGTGCGTGTCTGTATGACACGCCTTTATTATCTTGGATGGCTTCAATGTCTATTGGTTTCCCTACTAATCTACCCATGAAGTGCTTTGAAATAACGACAGGAACTTTCTTGCCTATTTCCTTAATGTAAGCGTAAACATAGTGCGGATTGGGCGCATCATGCTTCACTATACCCTTGAAGAACTTTGGTACTATTTCTGGTATATCAAAGGCTTCCGATAAGATCTCCTGACCCTCTTCGCAAACCCATGTGTTTTTACCCTTGCCAGTAAGATAATCTTCTGGCAGCTTGTCCTTAGCCATTTCCATGGCTTCTTCAAAGGTTACTTCGTTTTCCTCTGCTAACTTAGTTAATTTTACTTTTGGCATTAATATCCTCCTGTTGCTTTGAGACTACTTTGAAAATCCCATTTGTCAATATGCATTGGCCCATCTCCTGCGGCCGATGTACGCAAATAGCGAATAACATCAAAGAAGTCCTTCAAGGGCTCATCTGTTTTACCCTTGCTGTTATAGTTGATTAAACTGTCTATGAGATTGCCGCAGTCCTCATGTATGTAGCACATGGGTCTGTTCGCGTGATCTATCTCTGCATTTGGATTGTATGCAAACCATTCGTCAAGCGCGCTGATACCGAACTCTTCATTTCTCCCATCAGAAGGGACAAAGTGCATATCATAATCAGCAAAAACAGTAAATAGATCGTCGTTGTTCTCATTTTCCTTAGCGAAGAACCTAGAGTCCCCTATGCGCTCAAACACTTTGATCTGCATCTCTTCCTCTATTTCTTCAAACAGTTCTACATACCCAGCAATATCCAGGCCAATCTTCTTGGCGGCTGGCCCATATTTCCATCTAGGGTCACCGAACTCAGCCCACTCTCCGTAGGTTGCTCTGTCTGGCCACTCTCTGCGTATATATACTTCACCCTCTTTGTTTACAGCAGCCCAGATACTAACATAGTTTCTGGCTCCAGCTGGGTCAACGACTTGATAACAGGTAAAATTACTTCCAGTGATGTCTGGGAACTTCATGCCGTACCTGTTCTCCTTTTCTCCCAGTACATTCACCTCTGTGTTGAACATAGGCACAAGAGAGGTCATACTCTTTACAGGTATACCATACGCACGCACCAGAATCTCTTCCTCTGGTCTGTTCCGCAAATCCTTAGCTATACGATCATATCCACCGAACGGATTCTCGTCAGAGTGCAAATACACTATACTAGCATCGCGGTCAGGGCTGTACTGCTTGACTGGGACATCCCTGTCCAGCAAAGCCGCGGGCTTGGTCTGCAATGTCTCTGCACCCTTGATGTACTCTGCCACGAATGGCGTGTATCCATCAATAGGGGTAAATCCTATAAGCATCTTAGAGTTCCGCGTAGCAAGACGAAACCTGAGAGTATTGACCAGAGCCGCGTCCCCAAGATACTCGTCTAGCCAGGCACCTATGTTGTTATGACTCTGCTTCTTGAATCCGAACTCAAAACCTTCTAAGATGGTCTGATTGTTACTGAACTGCGTATAAGTCTTGAAATCTACTCTGGTTCGCGTATCAGGAAAGATAAAGCTACTACCAGTGAATCCATTCTGCATAGAGAAGTTGATGTACCCCTCTGTGCTCTTGGTCTTTCTCCTGAACTCCTTGGGCATCATCTCCCAAATCGCGGCCTGTTGCACCTTGATACTGGTATCTGCGTTCTGGCTAAAGCACACAATGTGCCCGTCATTGTTCTGCATAACGGACTCCATCAGCATCTTAGCACAACCAGTGGTCTTACCAGATCTGTTACCACCCAGTACCAGCACTTCATTGTACTCCTCTAAGCCATCCCTAATCCTAGCCCAGCCCTCAAGGTCAAAACCATGACGCACAGGGTCTTCCTCCGCGGCCTGTATCCTGCCCTCATGAACCTCAAAAAGCTGCCTTAGCAGCCTGGGGTCTTGTTCAGCGAGTAAAACGATCTCCTCGTCCGTAGGGGCATCCAACAAAGGATGCTTCGTAAATCTTAACTCCATGTATCTTCTTCGTCCTCCAACGCTTCCTCATCCTCCCAGATTATGTCCAGCATGTCTATCTTGCCGTCCATATCCATTCTGGTCTCCTTCAGCAGCATTCTGCCTACCTTATGATTATTGTAATCATAGAACAAGTCACCGTCGTCGTCCATGACAATAAACATATAGTTGTTGAAGTGCTCGCCCAGGTTTCCGCGAACCCTATCAAACAAATCATCATATTCCTCAGTTATCGCCATCTATTTCTATTATATCTGCTTTTTTAAGAGATTCTAATCTTTCTCTGGCTGCCTTGATAGTATCCTCGTAATCCTCTTGGCTGATCACCTTTCGCTCTTCAGTAATATTACTGGCCTCGCCCCTAGCGGTCAAAGCCTCCCTGCTGGCGTTAGCCTTTGCTATTGAGAGCTCCTTAAGATCGCGGAAGGTAACCTCCATCTCTGGATCATTCTCCAGCCTGTCCCGTACCTTCTCTACCAAATCCTCCTCCAAAGAACTCAACTGCATATAGTTCCTGGCCGCGAGCTTACCACCCAGTTCCTTGAACTTACCCAAGTGATCCGCATAATCCGCGAGTATTCCTATGACCGTCTGCCTATGAAAACCATACTTCTTGACAATTTGCGTCTGTGTCTTACCTATACTGAACAAATACAAGATATTAGATACCTTGTCTGGATCGTACTTAGACAAGCACTTGATCTTATCAAACTTCTCATCAGCAGCAAACTCCAGTACAGCCTCCTTGATTTTTACTAATAATTCTTCCTTGGAACTAGACATATCAAAATCCTATGTTATAATCGCGAGCATAAACAGATTATAGTCCATTTGCAAGCCCACGCGGTGAAAACGGTAAAATTGGTAATCGCCAAGAATGACACTAAACTTCAAAGAGAGTCGCCCAAGACTAACCCTCTTCCGCGATTATAGGTTGCTTTCCCTGAAATAGCATGAAGGAAAGCTTAAAAAATTAAGCCATTGACCCACGAGTAAACTGATCGTAATACCTAGCTCACATAAGTCAATGATCCGCCTATGGCGAAGCTGTATCCAAAAATAATGCTATAATCCACCTATGGCAGAATCAGAAGCAACCAGAAAACGAAAAGATTATATTTACCATAGTTCCCCTTTACAAAAAAAACGGAGAGCAGCGCGCAATAAGGCCCGCAGAAAGGCTGCTCGGATTTATGGCAAGGCTGCCATCAAAGGGAAAGACATTGATCATAAGGACGGCAACCCTAAGAACAACTCTAAAGGTAACCTCCGTGTAATGTCCAAAAAGAAAAACCGCGGCCGTAATAATGGGCCAAAGGGACTAGGACGCAAATAAGCCCCTTGAGTCTGAAATTTTTTTAGACGCTGGTTTATATATACGCACCCAGCGACGGTCGCAGGCCGTGACCCCCCCCACCCCTATGGTGGTGATGATAGCCAACTGCACGCTGCGTTACTCGCTTCGCTCAGACATAACATACTCTACGAGCTATGTTTACTCGCTTGCGGTAACTCCGCTTGCCGTTGGCTGAACCCTTGGAAAAAAAACACGGGGTAGTGAAAAAAAAGCTTGCAGTCAGTGGGCGTGTATGCATACTCGTAAACATAGCAATTAAGCTATACTAACTACTAAAATAATATGTCAAATACTACAGAAACAAATACTACAGAAACTCGCTTTGGAAATCAAATTACTGCGAACAAAACTCTTACAGAGATTGCTTGCAAGTTGGTCACCGAACAAATACACTCTTCAATCTCATGGATTGGAATGGGCAACGCATCAACTATTGAAAAGATAGAAGAGATTCCCTCATGGTCTACTGATGCAAGTAGAATTGTTGAGATATACAACCTAGCAAAAACACTAGAAGTATTGCGAGCTAACCACAAAGCGATGGTTCGTGAACTAAACGAAAAGGACGAAGATTAATTAACCAAGGGTGCCTGCTTCGGTGGGCACCCGCAATTAATAACATTATGAATGCTTTAACTGAAAAAGATGATATTGCCAAGTTCAGAATCTATTCACTGCTGAAGGGATTCAAGCTTGAGATTGAAACTGGAATTAAACTAAGATCTGGAATCAGTACCATGAAGTTCATAAAGGAAAACTTTATGATCAATGGCAACAGAAAGAAAGATGTTTACAATAACTTTTTAGCCTATTGTTGGTCAATAGGAGTTATAGACAGAGAGCAGTATTACAATGATAAACTGCCTGTCAGGTAAATAGTATAGCTAAGGGCGGTCAGCAATGACCGTCCTTTTTTTGTGCACAAAGCTGACCATGGTCAGCTATCATACGGGGGCACACGGGGGGATCAATGTGTAATACGGGGGCAAAAGATTGATGATAGCCAACTCACGCCTAACCAGCCGTCCCTCGTGCCAAGCTATCATCGGGGTCAAGTCCGTGTCAAGCTTTTTTTTATTTTTTTTGCACTTTTTTTTTACATTTTTGCAACTTTTTTGCTTGTTTTTTGTCAAAAAAAGTTTATTGGCTGTCTTTTTGTGTGAATAATTAAAATAATTGTTTGCTTTAGAACATATTTAGCAGAGTCAAAAAAGATTCATTTACGGGCACTATTTTCTTGCAAATGCTTGACAATCAATGCAATATAGGCTCATGAAAAAACCAAATACTACAGATAATACGGAGCAACTAGAGAAACTAAATCAAGTTGCTTTTAAATATAAAAAATTGAGCGAGTATTCCAACCGCTCAATCAAATCAAATCTAATGAAATGGATTGAGTTTGCTAATGACGAACAAGTAAAAAGCGGGAAAAAATGGTATGACGAAGCAATGCTTTTCTGCAAAGAGATTGCTAAAGAATACAAAATTGACGCGTACACGGTTGCAACTGTTGTCAGTTGTTTGAGCCCCAATAATAAATGGGAGCAAAACAAAAAAGACACAATCGCAACAATCAAGTTTTTCTGTTACCAAAATGGCGGAAACACAATGACAGGCTTTAGTCTAAAGAAAGAAGCACAGCTTGAAGAATATTTAAAATGGATTAAATGTTGTACATACAAAGCGAACAGAAAAAAAGCATGGGAAGCTTTATGCGACGGTACAGAGATTCAAAAGAGTTCACCCAAGACACACTCTTTTGCCATGAATATCGCTTTTAATTCAAGCGAGCATATCACGATTGACAAATGGCATTTACGAGCCTGCCAAGTTTCACCCAAGGCAAAACCGCAAAAATTGCAAGAGTCTTGTACCGCGTTGCAGTACCGCAACATTGAAAGAATTACCGCAGATGTAGCCAAAATTTACAACTTGAAGGGCTATGAATTACAGGCAATTATATGGCTAGCAATTAAAGCAAAATGGGAAAGATAAAGACACAAGAGCAAATCAAGACAGAGGTTGAAGCATGCCACGCAAAAAAAATTTGCTGGTATTGCGGAGACAAGGTTTTCAATTTCAAATTCGGAGTCAAAGCGATGTGCAATGCGTGTGCTGATGATTTCTACAATGACGGGAGCAACGGGCTGTAAAAAGCCCCAAGCTATCATCAATAAAAACACACGGGGGGATAATATTTTATGAGTAAAACAACTAAATACAATCCAAGCGAGGATTTCAAAAACGCAATTTCATTAAGCAATATGCAAGTATTGTTTGATTATGAAGACGGGAAACTAGACGAAATACAATGCTTGATTCTATTTTCTGAGCTATTGAAAAGCGGGCTAGTTTGGCAACTACAGGGGCACTACCAAAGAACCGCAAAAGAATTAATAGCGGGCGGTTTCTTACAATTTGATGGAACAATAATTGAAGGATAAAATTTTATGAGTAAAACAAAATTATACGATACAGACTATGTCTTATTTAGGGACAACAAGCCCGTTGAGCCTTTAGACATTATTTACGCTGAAGAATCAGTTAAAGAATTATTTGAAGACGGCTTTCAGCTAGAAGCGGGCGAGCAGTTCATCAAGATGACTGAGTTACCGATTGAATGGCAGAAAAAATATATTGCAGAAATAGAAAGACTTTCACTTATACACAAAATACTATGAGTATGACTACAAAAGCAATTCACAATCTAGCAGTGAAGCAAAACAAAGCTAGAAGCCAAGGCAACAGATTAGCAGTAATCGTTGACCTTGTTATTGATCTAGGGTGGGACAGAGACCGCTTTAGTGAAGACGGGCAAAGAATCTATGACGAGCTTTGCGAGACCTTGCACCTACCAACAATGGGAGGAGGGGACAATGGATAAGATAAATCAAATAAATAAATGTTTGGCTTATATAAAAAAGTCTGTGTCAAATCACGATGAAATGCCTCACGAAATCTTGCACGAAATCCTTGAGGAGGTAGATAGGATTGCTGACTTGATTTCGGGTTGCGTAGACAATTCTAAAATAATGTCTGATTTACCAACAATGAAGGAGCTTAAGGATTTCATTTGGAAATGCGATATAGCTTCATCTGAATTGACCTCATTCATTGACTCAAATCATTCTTTAGAAGAATTAGACAGAGTTGGAGAAGCTAGCCAATTCTTAGATGATGCATTGTATGAAAACTGCAAAGGCAGTGAAATGTCATTCCTAGAAAAAATGGAAGAGCTAATGAAATACTTTGCTTACATCCAACAAGAAGAAAAGGAGGAAAAAGATGCCTAAGTATAGAATACAAGAGGATTATATCCTTGAGACACCTTGCAAGGACAAGGACGCAATCAAGGAGCAGATCATAACTAATCAGGTAGACTTCAGGGATATCTCTGAATACAATTGCAAGATTACAGACAGCGAGGATAGATACTTTTATCATTGCTTTACCATTCACAGCGGAGAGTCAGAGTTTGATAAACACAATGTTTACACGCTCTATGACTTAAGAGAAATTGCTAGAGCTCAACAATGCGAAGGCACTGATGAAGAGATCACGCAAGACTCTCATATGATTATCGGATACCATGGATTTGAGGAAGTGGATGCCGTAGACGAGGATTGCTATTGGGATAACGAAATGGTGTCTCATGCATTCATTAGTCATGTACAGGAGATAACTAAAGAAGAATACGAAGTGCTAAGGAGGAGACTATAATGCCAAATTGGTGCAGTAATGTATTAACGGTCACGGGCAAGCCCGAAGACTTACTTGAGTTCAAACTCTACGCTGAGGGTCATGGTATCTTTTGGAGCGGAGAGGATGAAATAGCGACTGATGAGGATCGGGAGAAATATTTCTCTTGCATGGATTTCTCGCAGTTTGTAAGACCAACCGCTACAGAGCTGGATTTGCCTTACTCTCAACACGATCTTGAGATTGATGGCTACTCTTGGCAGTGCAAAAATTGGGGCACTAAGTGGAACGCTTGCCATGCAGAGATAATAGATGATGATGATCGTCTCATCTATAATTTTGACACGGCTTGGTCACCTATGTCTCAGAAATTGTTAGATGCTATGACGGGTGCATTCAGATGCCTAGAGTTCGTTTACCAATTCTCTGAGGGTGGCATGGCTTTTGTCGGAGATAACTCTGATGATGGTCAGATACAAGGGTGGACGCTTCCCGAAACTGAGGAACTCAGAAAGCATGTAGTTCCGATCTACCAAGAAGAAAAACCAATATCCGAATCAGACGGCATGGAGTACAGCGAAGATGATATGCTTTGCGACATTTACTGCGACATCATTGACGATTTCCATTCGGGAGATGTATGGGTAGAGGGTGGTTTCTTTCATTGGAAGAGAGACTACC